AGTTCTAATGAATACTTTAAGCGATTCCAGACCTTCAGGTTCAGCTCTAAATCAACTATAGCATTATGCAACTTGTCGTAGTCGTGCTTTATGTCGAACTCTTTACCCAAGGCTGTTAAGTTGCTTCTAATACCTTTTCTTCTTGTGTTGTAAATTCTGTATTGGTATTCGGTAAAGTCCTCTCCAGCTTTATATGGTATATCCATTTTTATTCCACGCGCAATACAGTTAGTATCTATAACTTTTGGCATTAGAGGCCTATAATCTGCTCCGTGTAGCTTGTAAAGCTCTTTAATTAAATAAATATCAAAGCCAAGTATGTTGTGGCCAACAATATAATCAGCCTTGTCCAGCCATTTTTGTATAGTCGGCAGGGTTTGTTTGAGAGTCTTTCCATTCTTTTGAACAAAGTCGTCATCGTATTTAGTTATTCTTGCTGCGTCCTCGCTGATTTTGAAATCTGTATCCCATTTAATATAATAGTCTCTCTCGTCTGTTTTATTTGTCCCGTCTGTTTGTATCATAGATACCTGCCATGTAACGTTGTGACAAAAGTTTAGACAAAGGTTGTATGTCTCGCAGTCAATAAAGACTACCTTTTTATCTTTTCTGAATCTTAGTAAGTGTTCGTCCATTTAATTTAATTGTGAAATTGCTATATTGTAACAGTCTGCCTTAAAGGTAAAGTTATTATCCGGGTCTACCTCTCCTTTTTTGTGGAAAGTTGCGTTTTTGTAAAAATCTGTCTTGCTTATTTTCCCCAAGTACCAAGCTTGTTTTAGGTTATTTAATACGCTAACAAAAGCGTATTCATCACAGCCCTGCTTTGTGTTGAAATCGGCAACCGAACACTCGTAATAAAGTTTTGGGGGAACCGTTCTCTCTTTGGTTTTGACATCAACTTTAGTTTTATTATAAACTAAATCGTAGTCATAAGTGTCTTTTATTTCCGCGCTTAGTACATGTTTTGCTACCTCTTCTCCTATGTATGCCACTAAGCTTCCTTCTCCTTTCCTTATTGAGTTGTTGAGTAAGGGGAGCTTATCTGCTCTGCCCTTCGCACGTGCGATTGCTGACTTTGTAATGTTAAACTTTTTCATTCTGTTGCTCCTTCCAGCTCTCAAAGCTAAACTCATCCGAAGAAAGATGGTCGAACCTAGGATTCTCTAGTGTTGTCCTATTGTTAATGCACTTAAAAGTAAGATAAGCCTTGAAGTCGTCCCTGCGCTCATAATAGATAGACTTGACTGGGACCGACTGAAGTTTGTTTTCATGGCAATATGTTTCTACTTTCTTTTTAATTATATAGTCAAAGGGCATGTTGTTGTCCTCTGTAAAAAATATGGGTTGGGTGAAATCAAATTTAGGAAAGCAAACAGCAAAAGTGAGTGAGTTCTTAAATAAAAAGGAATCATAAAACGGGACACAAAGCTGTAAATATTTGTCGTCCCAATGCTCCTTGAGTACGGAGAAATCTATTCTGGGGTGATAGTAGAAACCATCACAGGCGGCGTAGCTTGATATTTTAATTAGTTTCTTGTATCCTTCCTCGTTCCTCGCTAAGATTACGAATTTAGACTCTGTGTCTATCGACTCTTTTGACTTGTCTTTACTATCGTTGCACACTGAAACTCTATAGCCGAACACTAGATTTACCTCTGAGTCTGTGAGGTTCTTGTAGGCTTCTAGGAAGCCATTCATACTGTCCTCTACCAGAAAAACAGACTTAAGTTTATTCCGCTTTGCTATTTCAACTATAGAAGAGGGGAAGTTCTCCTGTTGCTCTTCCGTATTACCTAGCGTAAGTATAGACCTTCCTATGCTGTAGTGTGATTTAAATAAAGGTATGGATTTCATTTTTCTTATTGAATAGAGACAGACTTGTATACGAAATAATCATTTAGGGTTCTAGCAAGAGATTCGCTATAGACTCTATCTCCGCTAAGGATATTTTCTTTCCAAAAAAACTTAGATATTTTGCCGTGAAACATCCATGCCTCTTGGCATTGAGAGCTTCCGTTCCAGTTAGTTACAAGTGGCGGGCCTGACTTCGAGCTCTTTAAATCGTCAAAAAATTGATCTATCTTGCTAGTTGAGTCAAGCTGGTCGCCGTTAGAAATATGAATAACAGAGCTGTTTTCAAAAAAGTCTGCGCATCTGTGTTTCCATAGCAAAACATTTATAATAGATTCATCTGTAAAAAACTTATCTTGATTCTTAATTATATTTTCGTCTGATGAAATACTAGAAGCCTCTTCCCAAAACGGCTTAGATTTTTTATTGTAATAAAAGAAACATGAGCTTCTGTACCAATGTCTCTCATGGCCTCCGTCAGTTAGGCCTAACTCGTTAAGTAGCCACCACTCTAAGGTCTGCGATTCATCATACCCTCCATCTGTGAAGGGGCTACCTTTTCCCCCGTACATCATATACTCCCAATTGTACCTTGGGAGAATTGGGCAAGTGTGGTTTTTGCTCTCTCCTAAGATGAAAATATCATCTACGTTCTTGAGTGGGAAAGTATCTACATCTAAGTAGACAAATTCATCAAAGTCTGTATCTAAAGACTCGCAGACAGCGGAGGCTTTCAGAAAGCAAGAGTACATTGTCTTACCCCACTCATTTTTAATCAAATGATTTTTTCCAGTGCTCTCGTATTCAAGTAAATTCTGGTCATCTACCCTTTTCCAAACAACATTCTTAAAGGGCTCTGTGGGTAAAAAATTAACAGTATAGGCTAGAACTTTATGGTTTGAAAATTTTTCCAGTAGAGTCAAAGCATTCCTCATTAAGTAGAAATACTTTTTATCACAAAATAATACGTAACACTTTTTGCTGTCCATCTTCCTCTCTTGAGGATACAGCATACTGAAGATAAAGTCAAGTTAAAAATCAGAGAAATCGAAAGCCGGTTTTCCTGATGGCTGAGAGCCATGTTGCCAAGCTGGACACCCTGCATAGCTTTGTTTTACTATTAAGTGCTCTTCATCTGCGTATAGGTCTTTTGATTCGTGCGCGCTTTTCACTATTCTGCCAGAATCTTTTTTTATTAGTGCGTAGAATTCAAAAGGTTTCCTTACGGGACAAATCCACTTACCGGGCTTTTCGCTTCCGCATAGCCACCTATACTTCCTCCCATTCTTTGCGAGGTTCTCTAGGGCCTTGTCTTCATTGTAATCAGAAAGAAGATCGGCCAACTCTGTTAAAAACATCTCGAAGCCTTCTAGCTCATCCTCTGTAAGTTTTGGGGCGGCTTGCTCTGGGCTATCTGGAAACCTTAAAAACAAAAATTTTACATTTGGTATTACTCCGTCTTTTTTAAATGTTGCTAGAGAATACATTAATGCTTGGTAGTTCGCCTCTATCTCTTCTTTATTAAATTTAGACTTACTGCTCTTGTAGTCCCAGATATCTATTTTATTTTTATAAAAAGCTTTTTTATCAATGAAGCCATTAATAATGAAATTATCTCCTTCTATTTCAAAATGCTCTTCTTCCTTTAGGCTTTTACTTCCTTTGCAATAAAAATTATGGTTAAGCCCAACGTAAAGCATTTGGTAGATTAGCGCCAAATTATCTTTATCGTTAACGCTGAGGCGGTCGGCGTGTTTTCGCAACAGTCGATAAATTGGCTCGCATCTAAGTATTGCTGTCGGATTTTTTTTAAGTTTATTGAAGTACTTCTTCTTGTGTCTTGGCTTAAGTAGTAACTCAAATATTAAATGGACAATGGTTCCTCTAGATGCTCCGTCGTTGGTCGTGTCAGGAACCTTTAAGAAATACTTAGAGTAGAATAGCCAACTACACGTATCTAGTGTTTTTATCTTGCTTGCGCTAAGACGTACTTTATCATTTTTAGACATTAAAAAAGTTTTTTAAAAGAGCAGGCTCTTTAATGTGCATTTCGTTGAAGTCGTTATGCTTGCTTGGCAGCTTAATGGTTATCTGCTCTTTATCAAAGAAATTCAATAGTTTTTTTCTAGCTTGGTATGCTCCTTTATTGCCAGCGCCATTATTTGAAGAGTCATTGTTAAAAGATAGAAAAATTTTATCTGGGTCAAGCCTTGTTAGTAGGCTGAGTGTATCGGGAGATAGGCTGACGCCAAAGGTCACTATGCAATTCTTGATTCCGTGCTCCCAAAGCGAAAGCATGTCTCCAATACTTTCCACTAAGATAGCTTGTTTAGATTTCCTTATTAGTTCATGATTAACTATTAAGGGGAATCTCCATTTAGATTTATCCCCTATCAGTTTCCATTTAGGCCTAAAGAATTTAGCGTCGTCTCCTTGGTCTGGCTTAAGGTCTCTACCGGCAAAGCCTATTATTTGTTTTTTGTTATTGAATATAGGAAATACATATCTATAAGCCATCTTGCCAGTAAATGTAGCTCCACCTTCAAACAGGCTGAGTGTCTCGCTTGAGATGCCTCTTTTCTCCCAATATGGGTGGTCTTTCTCTAGCTTATATAAAAGCTCATTTTTAAACACTTTCGTTTGGTCAACCTTGGGTTCTATTTTCCTTGGCTCTCTATTAAAGTCGACCCCTTTATTTGTCATCCACTTTAATGTATCAGATTTAGATTTTAGTCTCAGGGTTAACCTGACAAGGTCCTCTAGTGAGCCGCCTATACCTTCCTTAAAGTCTTTCCACATGCCGTCAGACTTTCGTATACTCAATACTGTTGAGCTACTAGAGTCTCTATACAAAGGCTTTGTTCTGAAGTACTGACCTTGATCGCTTAAGTTGTAACCAATATCGGTTAGTATGTCTCTAATTTGATCAGGGTCCATACTGGTCATAGTAGGTTATCTCTTTCCGGTTCCGCGTCATCTATGGTAGCTTGAAAAGCCCCTGCTTCCATAACGTCCTCCAAGGTTCCTCTCTCGGATACTTGGAAATTCTCTATATTATAATTTATAAAATTTGGAACGTACTTGTACCTGTTGCCTTGGGGTACTCTAACTAAATCATGATGACCTTGAGCCTCTCTACCTTGAAATCTAGTTGCTAGGGGTATAAGTTTATGAGTCCCAAAAGCTACTCCCTCTTCCGATATCTCCTCTGGAGTTTTTCTCCTAAATATAGCTACAAACGAGGCAAACCACTGGAGTCTATCTGACTGAGCGATGGCGCTGCTGTCATCTACGCCGTTCTCTGCTGACCTGTTAAGCTGGCATGCTGTCAAGATTGGGATGTCTAGTTCAAGCGTAAGCTCTTTTAGGGAATTAACTTTCTCGCCGATAAGCTCGTACTCTTTTTTATTGTACTCTTTTTCTCCTGTGAGCTTTATATAGTCGTAAACTATTACGCAGTTGTTTCCTCTGCCAACCTCAGAATAGTACCAGCGTCTAATTATAGAACATATTTCTTCTATAGGTTTACCGGCAACGGTCATATGTTTAACTTTTTCTTGAGCTAGCTTCAGCTTCTCTTTATTTTCGTTAAACTTTTTAACCATCTCTTCGTTGCTCTTCCACATTCCTGTCTCTAGATACCAGACAGGTATGCCTGTAGCAGAGGACGCTATTCTGAATTGGACGTCGACAGTTGCCATCTCTGTGTCTAAAATAAGAGCTGGACAGTTATTCATGACAGACATCCTAGTCGCTAAATGAGAAAGGATAGTCGACTTGCCGTGCTTCGGCCGACTTACCCAAGCATATATATTACCTTTTCTTATTCCCCCAAACATTCTGTCAAAATTTCTATATGGAGTCTTTAGGCCCATCTCACTCTTAGGATCATTGGCTCTTTCTTGTATTAAATCTTCAATGCCTCCAAAGAGATCTTCTGGCTCGTTTATCTTTGAGTAGGTTTGTATTTTTTCATTGTAAATTTCATCTGCACTGCCTATTATTGAGTCCGCGTCCTTATGACCGTTAGTTTTTACAAAAGTTTTTAGTTTGTCTGCTGTCTCGTCTATGTCCCTTCTTATTCTTATCTTGCAAAGCTCTTGGCAGGAATCTATAACTGCTGACTTTTTGATTTGAGTAAAGGATATATCCTCTATATAGTTAAATATATCTACTTCATTTTTAAAAGAAACGCCAAGATTCTTTATTTGATGGGCAAGCAGTGTTTTATCAAGCTTCTTGCCTGACGAAAGGATATCTTTGATAGTTGAGTAGATTATGTAGTGTTCTTTAGAAACAAAATCTGAAGCATCTATGAACCTGTCTACGTCAAAAAAGACATCTGGGTGCTTTATTAGGCCTCCTAGCACGTGCCTTTCTATCTTAAGGGATGAAATATTAGACATTCAGCCCTGATTGTAAGCCAAACTGAATAAAAAATCAAGAATAAAAATCATCTTCGTCCGTCCAGTCGTCTTCTCTGTATTCACTGTCGTCCTCGGGGGGCTCAGGTGGTGCCTCCCCGCATAGTTGGGCCTTTATTGTGCCAGCGTTTATCTCGTGTACTCCTTGGAGCCAATACTCTGACGCCTTTTGTAGGGCCATCATGTTGAGCTCATTATCGAATTGGGCATAATACCTAGGAGACCCTTGGTTATCAAAAGTAAAAAGCAAAAAGCCTCCATACGAAAACTCGTTTAGTTGGCGTAATAGCTTGGGCGGTATATCAAATCTTTCGAATTCCTCCATGTGTTTAATTACACTATAAATCCACTTTGAATTTTTTTTTAAAAAACTCTTTTGATAGAGACTCTGCTTCGTTATAGTCTATTTCTATTACGTTATAGTCGTTTTGCTCCAACCACTCTAACTTTTTAAAATCTCTATTGATGGATTTCAGGTAATTAACTCTGGAGTTTGCATGAAAAAACTTATTAAAGTTGCCATGTTGAGCGCCGTTTACCTCTATGGCAATCTTTTTTGTGGCGTTGAGGATATCTACTCTCATTCTACTGCCATAAACAGGGAATTCCTCGTAGACGATGCAGCTTTTCCAGTATCTTTTTAAAAACTGCTTAACCCCAAATTGAAGCTTTGATCTGCTTTTCCCGTCCCACTTTATTAAATACTTGTTAACGGCTCTGTTTTCGAGGCGTCCGTATATATTATAAAGCCTCACGAAAGTAGCTGGATCACTTGGGACTCCAGCTTCTTGAGGCGAGACACAAGCTCACCGTCTTTTGAGCATGATCGTTTTGTCATAGAGAAATTGCTTTGAATTCTCTCTCGCAGCATTGTAATCGCACCCTGCCTATTTGAGGCGATAGACAACTTACGACTGCGAGTCATCTTGACCTTCGTCTTCTTCTCTGCTTTTCGCTTTGAATGTTTTGTCTTCATTTCTTTTTCTCTAAAGTAAGTAAAGCCATCGCTGTCTTCGTGTCGTGCAAAATTAACTAGCCCACTTCCAAATCTTTCTTTCTTGCCTCTCATGTTAAGCCTGCATCTATAAAAAAAATGGTGGTTGGACTAATTGTTTACCAACACCTTTTCGGACCCCGAGAAACAATGTTTCAGGTCGACCTACTTCGGATTCAACCGCATTTCACTCTGCCACTTGGCCGTCCGCTACTCCGCAGTCGCTACGTTATCCCCTTGGGAGGGATCATTCCGTCACACCGCCTCACTCCGTCGAGAGAGGAAAATTTGTTAAGCGTTTAGTGATCCTTTAAAATACATACGACGTATTGAGATTATAAACTAAAGCGCTCGTACGCACTGAGAGTCTAAACTAAATCGCTCGTACGCACTGAGATTGTAAACTAAATCGCTCGCTCATCTTTTATTAG